GCTATGAAGAAAAAATCAAAGTACAAACCCCGTGGTATTCGCCTAGACAACTTATCCTGGATTGTTGCCGGGATGAAGAAGGTTGGTACTTTGCCTACTGCTGGTGTTGCACTCAAGTTAAAAAATCACAATTCTCTTAACATGATCCTAATGGGCAACGGCACACGGGAACACGTTGATGTATTGATTGCTGCTGTCAACATGAGTGAAGCTTTGATCCGTATCAGAGATGAGCTTGGAGTTGATTGGAAGGACGAGATCAGACAAGCACAGGACGCTATCTACACAATGGGTAAGCGTGGCATTGAGAAGAACAGTTTCTTGTTTACAGGACCAGAGATGACGGCTGTGAAGCTGGTGATGGATCTCCATGATGCCCAACTGGACGACTGTTCTGTCAAAGAGATGGAGCAAGCACTGTTTATCGTGAATGAAGAGATTAGGCTCAAGAAGTGCAGACCCATTTTGGAGACAGCATGATTGATTCTGTAGCTTATAATTCAAGCCATGAAACAACGTGGTGGCTCCAGAAAAGGTGCTGGTCGTAAAAAGATCAGTGAAGAGGGTCGGACTATCCGAGCAAGGGTAGGTCCGGTTCACGAACAAGCATTGATGCTGGCAGGGAACGGTTCCTTGTCAGAAGGCATTCGTAGATTAGCTGAGAAGCACTGGAGACTGATTCATGGAGAACCCAAACAAAGCAATCCAGTACATCATAAATACAGCCCCCCTGTACGCACAGGCCAAGGGCCAAAGGATGTACCTAGAGGAGATGAGAAAGTCGGTCAAGGCAAAGTTGATGAAGTCTTGCTCGGAGACAGTACTGGGTAAGCAAGAGATATATGCCTATGCCCATCCTGACTACATAGAGATCCTAGAGGGGATCAAGGTAGCTGTTGAGCAGGAAGAGAACTACCGCTGGATGATGGCTGCTGCTCAAGCAAGGGTTGAGGTCTGGAAGACAAATAAATATTCAGAACGTGCAGAAGCAAGAAATCTTTGATATATTTACATGGTCGATGCTGGCACATTGATGATAAACAGACCTCTTAAGGGATGGCTTTCTAGGGTTTCGAACCCAACTGTGCCAGCAGGAAAGCTACGCCTTAAGGGGTTTTTGCTTTTTTACGACTCGGACACCATACGGTACGTCAGTGGTGGAGTCTTAAATAACCCTGTTACACGAGCAAGCCAGAGCAGGGACGGTGGGCGAATTCCTAGAGCCGGGTGGTTGAAACAAGTCTGGGATAGTGCAGTGCGAGGACATGGCTCCGAAGATCACAGGCACAGAGCGAACTGTATTCACTTACGGTAAGGCTGTGCTTTGCTCAGACATTCACCAAAGATCACTTTATGAACAACAAACTCAATAAAGAAGAACGTATCCACCTTGCTTTGATCAAGGAATTACCCTGTTCAGTGTGTGATGCTCCTGGTCCAAGTGAGGCTCACCACATAAAACAAGGACTCCAGTACACCTGTGTAGCGCTTTGCGTTGACTGCCACAGAGGCCCAGTACTAGGCTTACACGGACAAAAAAGGATGTGGGCTATCAAGAAGATGGATGAGTTGGATGCCTTGAACGCTACTTTGAAGAATTTGTTCAAGATCGTTTGAAATCGAAAAGCCTTTGGAATCTCAAAACTTTGAAAAACTTTGAGATCCTAAAAATTGGTTAAATCGGTTTCCAAAATGCCTGGTGAGCTTTTTCTGAAAAACAGCCTCTTCTAAGGGTTTACCCTGTCAGGGTTTACCCTGTCAGGGTTTACCCTAAGTTGATAGTGAGCACTCACTTACATCCGAATCGATAGTAAGCCCTTACTAACTTGGCCGATGCACTCTATTGCCTGAGACACCACCGACAATAGGCCTAGAAAGCCCCAAAAACGCACTACAAGGCCTTTTTATCGCTCATGCATACCTACTATGCTTGACCTATTGAAAATCGATTGTAGGCCGTTTAAATCGATGCTTATGAAGTGAGCGCTCACTAACTTAACAAACCCAAAAAAACCCGGAACGAATCCGGGATTCTTTGAAATTGTCACTTAGAGATAGTCAACCAACACCCAAAAATTGTCAGGTTTGACGCTTCGCCATTGTTTAGGGTTGTCGCATGAACGAACGATTAAACCCAGTTCATGCACCCCGGTAACCTTCCACAATGTCGCAGCATCTAATGTGGTGATCACCCCTATTTGTCCTATTTGGTTTTCTATGTGCATGGTTTAAGCCCTCATGAGGTTGATAACTTTGCTCATTTTTCGCCCATGTGCTGGGTAAGCAATGAGCGGGATAGACTTATCCCAACAAGCCCTACACCCTGAGCAATTGCCCCCGTGAGCGTACGCTTCGCAAAGCTTGACACCCTCTGAGGCTTGGAATGTCTCAGGGTCAGGCCCGATAACGGATCCATGCAACCCGGGAATGTATTCCCCGATAACGCTATCACTAGAAAAACGCACCATTACATTGTCTAAGCTTTGCATTTCACGCAAAACAAGGGCAAATTTAGGGAATTTGTGCATTCTTGTTGGCATCCAATGCTTACACCACGGGGTGCGGCGCATGACTTCAAGAATTTTCTCCGCCAATCCAAGAGAATACATGTCGCCGCTATCGAACCAACGCCAAAAACGGTCTGAATCCATTTCTGCAACCATATCGTCAACCCATTCGAGACGCTGCCAGTCTTCACGATTAGACAGCCTAGGGGCTTTGACGTTAGGATAATTGTAGTTGCCAGTAGTTGCATAACATCCCTTGCATGCATCAACCAGAACGCCTGGGGAAGATATTGAACCGGGGCAGGTGTCCAAAGCCTGAAGAGACCAAGAACGGGCATTAAGCTTTGAAGTATTTGAGATTTTGATCATTTTGATTTCGTGAATATATTAAAGGGATTATTTACATCTGATAGATATAAACGAAAAAGGGTGTAAATGCCACCAATACGAAAATAATGGCATGAATCAAGTCATTAATGAAGTTTTTCATTATTGGTCATCCTCAATTGCGCGAATTGCTTCCATCTCAAGTGACATCTGAGTATTGACATCAAGGATAGGGAGAACGTTAGTACAGTCAAACCAGACGGATTCAAGGGAGAACTGTGCCGTCCATTGTCCGTACTTGTCTTCATCATCCTGATACCAAGTAACGTCAATCACTACAGTGACAGGCGCACCGTTTAAGGTGGTGGTGTATTCGTGTTGATAGTCTTTCATTTCAAGCCCCTTGATTCATGAATTGTTCGTAAGCAACCATATCGGCATGGACACGGCTAAAAAGGTCTGCAAAGGCTGTTAAGAGGGTTTCACGATTGTTTTGGTCTGCCAGCATGTAGGCACATGCAATAGCGATTGCAAAGCTGCCATAGTGGTCTTGCATGCGTTTGGCTGTTTTGTGGGCCTGATCGTGTGTGAGGGTGTTCATTTCATTCCTTTGATAGTTGAACAAATGAGGGGCAAAAAGTCTGCCCTCTCACATACATAGCAGGAAAGATTCGTGCCAGTTGCTGTAAGTCCTTGATTCTATTGACCCCTCCAAATCCCTAATAGTGTTTACCCTTGGCACTAAAGATTTCATTTGATTTTGTAGCCACAGTACAACCCGCGAACAACCAACAGCCCATTGCATTGTGATGCTCTAACAGTAGAGGGATATACAAGGTGAGCAATAGGGGTAGATACAAGACCTATAGAGGGAAGCCATAGAGGGTAGAGGGCAACTAGCAGCAAGACTTTAGACCATGCCATAGACCTACAAACAAACACCTAGCCAATACCTAACCAACCTTTCACGCATCGATGCATCAACACTCTACGCACCCATGAGACAACTATGCATTTATTGCATAACCCTGGGACTAAGGGTTTACCCTATGACTGTATAAATCCACAGTACTGGCCATCCATACAGCAGGGTTTACCCTCATAGGGTTTCTACCTAGGGGTTAACGAGCATAGGGTTATCCCTGATAGGGTTAGTACGTAAGGGTAGGGTTTACCCCCCCCTTGATGGAAAAGAGGGGGCGGCTGTGACAGGGGCGCTAGACACATACCAATCCAATAGACACATACCAATCTGCTAGACACATATCGAAATAGAAGTACCCCCTACCACCCAAAAAAACAGACCCTCATCCTTCCAAAAAATTTTTTTATGTTTTAGGATTAGAATTTGTAGACATTAAATCAAGGAGCAGATATGGCTGGATTTCCTATGCGTAGGGCGCTGGAGAAGAAGATTGAGGGTATGGGAGGGATAGAGTTTGTTGCTGCTCATATAGCGCAGGGTATGACGATAGGTAGGTTGGCTGAGTTCATTGAGTGTTCTCGGCCTATGCTTTCTTTTTGGATCAACCAAACGGAAGAGAGAAGGACTGCTGTGTTGGGGGCTAGGAAGTTAAAGGCTGAGAAGTTAGCGGAAGAGGCTTTGGAGATTGCTGACCAAGTTGATGAGACAAGTAACTCTGGGGTGAATAA